AGATGGTATGACATGAGGGGTATTGAAAAAAATAGTTCTCAGTATTTTGAAGACGATAAATACTTTTGCAATATAGATCAAATATACCTGTATAAAGAAAATAACCAATACAAACCCAATTTGAACTATTGTTTTGTTAAACCATTGTTAAATAGAAACGATCTAAGAGCAGGAGTAGAAAAACCCCTGATTGGGATTATGAAATACCCTAATAGCTTTTTAGAGGATCAGGGAATAACAAAAGATAGCGTTGTAACGTTTAGACCAATGAGTGAATTTGAGTTTATAGTCGGTGATGAGCGTTTATATTGTATGAAATCTAATGATATTGTAATAAACCATGGACATAAAGAAAACGAAGAAGAATATAATCCAAGCTGGGCAAGAAGCAGTTGATGAATTAATTAAAGTAGCCAAAGAACCTATAGTTGACAGTGATGATGATATATCAGCTGACAGATTAAAGAATGCTGCAGCAACAAAGAAATTAGCAATATTTGACGCTTTTGAAATATTAGCGAGAATTGAAGAGGAGGAAAGGTTATTAGAAGATAAACCTAAAGAGGATAAACCTAGGAAGTCGTTCTCTATATCACCTGAAAAAAGATCCAACAAGTGAGCTACCAGCAAACACTATATAGAATAGTAAAAGACGTTGTTAACCCTAAAATCCTAAAGAAGAACAATAGATTCAAGAAATGGGAGTATGGATATAATGAAGATTACGATTTCATTGTCATAAGCAAAACTGGAAAGATTGGAAAGATCATTGAAATACAGAATCTCCGCATCGCTCTACCAGCAGAGCATGAACCGTATAAACGCGGCGAAAAAAAAGAGGAACAATTCTGGGAAAAACAAGAATACCCAAAAGAACTCTCAAGAATAAAGAGTACACATGATTGGGATCAATACCCTAGAGACTTTAAAGAAAAATGGTTTGATTATATAAATGAAGAATTTAATTACAGAGAGCAAGGTTATTGGTACTATAACAATGGTATTCCTAATTATATCACTGGCACTCATTACATGTACTTGCAGTGGTCAAAAATTGATATTGGAGCACCCGACTACAGAGAATCAAATAAATTATTCTTCTACTTTTGGGAGGCCTGTAAAGCAGATAGAAGATGTTACGGAATGTGCTATCTTAAAAATCGACGTTCAGGATTCTCTTTCATGGCATCATCAGAACTTGTTAACAACGCAACTATGTCAAGCGATTCTAGATTCGGCGTACTATCTAAAACAGGGGCTGATGCTAAAAAAATGTTTACAGACAAAGTCGTACCGATCTCAGTTAATTATCCATTCTTCTTCAAACCGATCCAGGATGGTATGGATCGCCCTAAAACCGAATTGGCTTATAGAGTCCCAGCTTCTAAACTCACCAGAAGAAAGCTCGATACTGGGGAGCAGATGGAAGAACTTGATGGACTCGACACGACAATAGATTGGAAGAACACTGGAGATAATAGTTACGATGGTGAAAAATTAAAGTTATTAGCTCACGATGAAAGTGGTAAATGGGAGAGACCTGACAACATTAAGAACAACTGGAAGGTCACAAAAACTTGTTTAAGATTAGGTAGTAAGATTGTTGGTAAGTGCATGATGGGTTCAACATCTAACGCTTTAGATAAAGGGGGTCAAAACTTTAAAGATATATTTTATGGATCAGATGTCACCAATAGAAATCGCAATGGCCAAACAAGCTCGGGATTATATTCTTTATTCATACCTATGGAGTGGTCCTACGAAGGATTCATTAATTCTTTTGGAATACCTGTATTCGATACACCAGAAAAACCCGTACTTGGCGTTGATGGGGAGCTTATAGAAATAGGTGTTATAGAGCATTGGCAGAATGAGGTTGATGGTTTAAAGAATGATCAAGACGCGTTAAACGAACTATATAGGCAATTTCCTAGAACAGAACAACACGCCTTCAGGGATGAAACAAAGGAGAGTCTATTTAACCTTGTTAAGATATATGAGCAGATAGATTATAATGAAGATATAAATAACACTGCAAATATAACAGAAGGTAGTTTCCAATGGGAGAATGGAATTAAAGATACAAGGGTTGTTTTTCACCCCGTAAAGAAAGGTAGATTTAAAATATCATGGGTTCCACCTAAAAATCTACAAAATCGAGTGATACTAAAGGATGGGTTTAAATATCCTGGTAACGAGCATATTGGAGCTTTTGGTTGTGATAGTTACGATATCTCTGGAACTGTTGATGGAAAAGGATCCAAAGGAGCACTTCATGGATTGACTAAATTTAGTATGGAAGACGCACCGCCGAATCACTTCTTCTTGGAGTATGTGCAAAGACCTCCAACGGCTGAAGTATTTTTTGAGGACATGTTAATGGCAATAGTTTTCTACGGAATGCCAATATTGATCGA